GGCCCCCTATAGCCAAATACCTCATATGCCATAAAAAAATTTGGGCCCCCAGAAGGAGCCCAAAAGTTTATTTAAAATTTTTAAAGTATTACTTAATCAACTCTTGGACGTGAATTTTGTAACTGTACAAAGGCTCCATACTGTGGGTGTGCTCTTAGTACTTGCCTACTTACATCACTCATTATCTTTTGTCCTTCACCTTGATCTATTAACTCTTGTGGTGTCTTATAGGATTGATAAAAATCAGCTACTGCTTTTTGATGTGTTGGTGTATGGTTTCCGTAAGTTGACAGTGGACGACCTCTATGTGGTTTAGATAAAGCATCACGTAAAGCTTGTTGTCTATCTAAGAATATTTTAGATCCAGTTCGTAGATGAGCATCATTATAATGATTAAGTGATCTAGCCATTTGAGCATACTCAGCACCTGGATACTCCCCACCAAAGTTATCTACCTGATCTACACGAAGATCTTGTTCTTCTTCGTCTGTTCGGGCTGCAATATTTGGTGCTGGATCATTACTGTCATCATAGGCAGTAGTGAGAGGAATGAAAGTTGGACGGCTTGCTTCATTTACTTGCTTCTGCTTCATCAAGAAGGCTTGATCTTGAAGATTTGGAAGACTGGTAAAATCGTTAGGGAAAAATGAGTATGACATAAAATTATTTATAAATTTTGAAGGATTATGCTAAGTCATCCATTGGAACACCTGTTGTTCGTGGAATATCTCTTGCTCGTATTGGTTCTTCTTTAAATTTTATACGAAGAAATTCATTATTTCTGTCATCTTCAGTTTTAAACTTAGGTTTTCTTTGATTATCTAAGATTCTTGTATTTACATCACCTTCCCATTTTTGTTTTAAATAAGCACTTTCCATTTCTTCTTCTCTAGCTTTATTTTCAGGAGACATTACGGTTGAAGACATTGTACGTCCTGTTGGTCTTCCTTCTAAATCAACCTCTGATTGATATACTTGTGTATCACCAGAGCGGGTTCTTGATGGTTCGCCATCACCTGCTACATTTGTGTACCATTCTTTGGTCTTTTCTGCGTCTTCATCTGATCGAAGTTCTGGTTCCTGCTCATCATAGGAATATCCTGGCATGGGTTTGTTATTTGTGTCATACTCAAGCAGATATTGTTTGAAGGATTTCATGAAAATATTTATAAAACCGAAAAAAGGGGGTGGGTGCTGAGAGACCTAAATAGTCTTTTAAAGGAGATACTATGATTGATAAGATTAAGAACTTTGTGAAGAACGTTTCGTCCACTACCTGGATTCTTGTTGCAGTCGGTGTTCTTGCTGTAATTGTGTTTACCTGGGCTAATAGCCACGCTACGGAACCCGTTGTGGTTAAACCGGCTGTACAGGCTCCTGCAGCCAAGTAAGCTCACAAGCCATTCTAGGAATGAAAAAGGGATCCAAAATTTGGATCCCTTTCTTTTTGTATTTTTAAATTTTTAAAACTTAACGAGGATGTTTTCTATCATACTCGGCTGAACGAATTGCTTGTGCCTTTTTCTTTGCTTTTTGTCCAGTTCCTGGTCTATTATGACCTCTATCGGGACCAAATCGGTTAGGATTAAAAAGTTCTGCTCGTCTTACATCTTGGGCTGGTCCTCTACCCATCATATTTGCCCAGATTGGATTATTGTCTACGGTTGGACGACCCCAGTCAGCAATTGCTTCCTCTGCATCGGCTTCATCATTTCCACGATAGTTTGGCATTGAGCCCATACCGGGATAGAAGGCTACATCTCTCTCCTTGGCTGCACCTTTACCTGCAGGCTTGCCTTTCTTGGTGACAACTCTGCCGTGAATTAGCGGAACTTCTTCTCCATCATTTTCGATGTCAGTAATATCAACACGTTGTGTTTTGGTTTTTCGATATTCCAAAATTACGTTCTCAAGGTTGTTGAGTTCTTCTTGGAGTTGTTCGGACAAGTTTTTGTAATAGTTTGTTAGGTAATTCATAATATTATTTAGTTTCTTTCTTTCTTGAGTAAATTATTTAATACTTCCGAGATTTTTCTGGTGGAAGTTCATCGATTCTGATACCGGTACGAACACCCATAGAGTCTAGTGGCATAGCAAGATCTTCAATTCCTTGCTTTAAGGCTTGTCCTTGCATAAATTTTCCATGAGCAGCACCTGCACCTCTAAAATTAGGAAGTCTATTAAGTTTTGCTTCTTCGTCTTGAAGTCTATCTTTTTTTGCTCTTCTTTTTGCAAGTTCTTTTTTCATTAGTTCAGGATTGCCAGAACTGAGTGCTCTTTTTAATCCTGCTTCTATTAAATTAATTTGTTCTTGAAGTTGTTCAGATAAATTTTTATAATAGTTTGTCATGTAATCCATGAGAATCCTTTTGATGTAATAAAAATATTTATGAAACATATGTGTTTGAATACAATATAAATAAATTTATGAGATCTAGACCGAAAAATTCCTTAGAAGATGCCATCAGAAATGTTCAAGCACAATATAAGAACAGACCAAGCCCTCTTCAATTAATGAATGAGAATATTGGCTTTGCTCCTTCTCAAATTTCACAAGAACTTAAAGTACCTAAAGATATTAGAAGTAACTTATTAGGTAACTTTATACCATCTAAAGATACCTTTAGATAATACTTTATATGTTTATCTATAGTATCTCTAGAGGTACTTGTACCCTTTAAGGTCTTAAAAGACTGTAAGGTACCACAGATCTTTTGATTTGCAAATAAATAATTTTATGATTATCGAAACCGAAAAACTTGACTACAAATCTTTGGTGTTGCCAGAGACATTAAAATTTGATAAAAAAATCTTTAATAAAATTTTAGATAGCATTCAACAAAATAAAAAACAACCTTATGGAAAATTGTATATCTTTATACATCTCATACTTTTTCCTGATATGATAAATTTTTTAAAAAAACATGAGATTGATATAAAAAGTATCATAACAGATAAAAACATGTTAAGATTGGAATTCTAATGGCAGAAAATCCAACTTCAAATCCTAATGAAAGTTTTTCAAAAGAATTTAATGATAGAATTACCAAGCAAATTCTGGATCCTTTTAACTTTGTAACATCTAAAACTGTTTTAGATTATCGTTCTGATGGTGTTCGTAATGACCGTTATAAAGCAGTTGAAGGTCAAGATGATGAATTCATGACATATATTAAAAAAATATATGGAGATTATGAAACATATTTGAGAAAAAGTAAAATTAAAAGAGACGTAAACGTATTTGATCCATCAGTCGATTTTATTATTGATGTATCTGTAGTTAAAAAAGATAACGTATTTAAAACAGATCATATTTCTGCAGCAGAAGTTATAATGGAAAATTTGAGCGGAGTATGTTCAATATGGTTTTTGAAAAAAAATGGAAATACCCGAAGATTAAATTGCACTTTATCTTCGTTAAGTATTCCATCCGGAGAATTTGATACTCGTAATAAATTTTTTAGTCCTATGCCTAATGCTAGAGTAGGTGTATGGGATCTAAACGAACAAAAATGGAAATCGTTTTATATGGGAAACGTATTCAGATTTGTAAGAGACGATAGCGAATCTTTAGAATAAATAAATAATATTGATGTCAAATGATTCCAAAAGCTCTGATCATATACATGCAATACTTTTCAGAGAAGCGAAGATCATTCTTTCAAAATATGAAGACTATCTTCGGGATAAAATTACATCTAAAGAATTAGCAAGACTAATGTTAAATCTTCGTGATGCAATTAAAAGAATAGAAGACTCAAAATAAATAATTGACATATACTATGTTGGTGCTATACTAGCGTCGATGACTATTAATTACGAACCAAAACTTGATTACTCTGATGTTCTGATTGTTCCAAGACTTTCTGATGTAAAGTCTAGAAACGATGTAAGTTTAGAAGTTTCAACAACTTTTAAATGTGGTAGAGTTTGGAAAGGTATGCCCGTCATGGCTACGAATATGTCTACCATTGGTACACATGATATGGCACTTGCTCTTTCCAAACATAATATGGTAACTTGTCTCAAAAAAGGTTTTGATTATTATGATTCTTTTATTACACAATATCCCGATAAAGAACATAATGTTGCACTTAGTCTAGGTTTAGATGCACAAAGTAAATTATGGGTTGATACCCCATCTATAAAAGATCCAACGTTTATTTGCTTAGATGTAGCAAATGGTTATATGAAAGAGTTTCATTCTTTTGTTAGAAAGGTAAGAGAGAAATGTCCAACGTCGATAATTGTAGCAGGGAATGTAGTGACACCAGAAGGAGTGGAAGCCTTGTCGCTTGCTGGTGCAGACTTAGTGAAAATAGGAATCGGAGCCGGGTCAATGTGCCTGACACGGAGAATAGCGGGAGTGGGATACCCCCAGTTATCCGCAGTAGTAGAGTGTGCAGAAACCGCAGCAGCATTAGATATTGGGATCGTTGCTGATGGTGGAGTAGTGCACTCTGGGGATATTGCAAAAGCATTCGTTGCCGGTGCAGCATTTGTTATGGTTGGTGGAATGTTTGCAGGGCACGATGAGTGTGGTGGTGAAATTCGTCATAAAGAGCATGGACAGCTCACAATGTTGCATTATGGAATGAGCAGCAAAACTGCAAATGACAAATACAATGGTGGTCTATCCACATATCGTGCGTCAGAGGGACGCACAGTGGAGGTTCCTTACCGTGGACCTGTATACAATACGATACAAGAAATTCTTGGTGGTTTGCGCTCGGCTTGTTCTTATGTTGGTGCTTTTGATTTGCCTTCTCTATACTCCAATGGTACCTTGGTAAAGGTTAATCGTACAATCAATAACATTTTTGAGGAACATGAAATATGAACATTTTTGTTTTAGATAAAGATCCGTATGTTGCTGCACAGATGATGTGTGATAAGCATGTTGTCAAAATGATTCTTGAAGGATGTCAGATGCTTTCAACAGTTCATTCTTTAGATATAGTGCAAGGCAACAAACCAGAATTATATAAACCATGCTTTCACAATCATCCATGTACTATTTGGGCAAGAGCATCTAAGTCCAATTATTATTGGTTAGCCAATCATACATATGAATTGACTAATGAATATACTAGCCGTTATGGTAAAATCCATAAGTCTACTAGTATGTCACAATGGTTTACTAAAAATGCACCAAGCAATCTTCCTAATACTATTTGTACTGACTTTGCACAGGCAATGCCAGAACAATATAAGAACGCAGATGCAGTAACTGCATACCGTGCATATTATCTTGGCGAAAAAACTAAGTTTGCTAAATGGAAATTAGGAAATGTTCCAGAATGGTTTATACTAAAAGATTCTTTTCATAAAGAACTTGTGGCTTTTTAATTAAGCCATCATTTCACCATTATTACGTTTATTTGTTTGTGCAATTTGTCTTAATAATTCTTTTGCTTGTTTTCCTTTTTCAGGATCATCAAATAATTGTAAAAGAATTTTTGATTGTTTATTTTGGTCGGTTTTTAGCCAACCTTTATATTTTTCAAAATGCTCATCTGTAAACTTAGGATCTAATAAAATTCCTGATGCTTCATAAAATCTCATTTTATTTTCACTCATATTTGCTGGTAATTCCATAGGAGATGTTACATACGTAGACATCTGAGGAGTTATTTTAGGATCTTTTGAACTATAATCATAACCTTGAGCTGACATATCAGATGATGGTCTATTATGCTTTTTAAGACCTTTAAATTGTAATACATGTTGTAATTCGTGCCAAAGAGTATCTGATAAAGCACCAGTATCTTTTTTATATTGCCCATTAGCTTGCAATTCATTTGATGCTTTAGTTAAATCTTTTTTAATTGCTTCCTGGCCAGCAGGATATGGAGAACGAGCATTTGTGTTTATTGTCAAATCTACATCTTGACTATCTGGTCTCTTATAATCTATAACAGTATTTTTTTCTTTATTTACCATCAAAGTAGCAGGTGAAAGTCCCATCTCACCTGAAGGTCTTCCTGGTCTTACTCCTACTTTTAATTTTTCAGAATAATCCTCTGATTCTACTGATGGAAGAACCCACTGTGGATCAATTTCAGATGAATGTTGTGCTCGCCTTTGTTTTATTAGTTCTAAGTAATCAAGTGCCTTTTGCGGTGATCCTAATCTGTTAGATAAAGCATCCATTGGAGAAATTGAATATTCACCAACTTTTATACCTGTATCATCTGAATTATTATTTTCTATAAGGTATTGTTTAAATCGTAACATTTATTTGCTTTTGTTATTTTTTATGTTATAGTGTAACTAACAAAGGATACCAAAATGAGTAATGTAAAACTATTTAGATTAAATTCGGGTGAAGAAATTATCGCAAGATTTGAAGAAGAAACAGATTTTTGGACTCTTAAAGATCCAGCAATCTTGATTCCTATGCAACAAGGGCAGATTGGTTTAATGCCATGGATGCAGTATACAAAGGCTGCTAAAGGTGTAAATATTCCAAAGTCATTTATAGCCTTTACTGTTGAACCACTTGATGAGTTTAAGGCACAATACGATTCTAGTTTGAATAAGGGCATTGTAACTCCTTCTCGTGGTGTTGATCCACTGAGTAAGCTGAAGTTATCTGTGTAAATTATGAATATAGATCATGTGATTGAAAATTTTGTTCCTATTGCCAAACCCCTTTCAATGGCAATGGAGAGACAAAAGAAGCATATCTCATTAGTAATCTATAAGCGGAAAATTATCGCGGTGGGTCAGAATGTATTTAAGACCCACCCCGATACTTTTCGTTTGGGATATCGTGGTTCTGATATGCACTCAGAACTAGATGCCTACCGAAAAATTCCAAAATCATTAAGAGGAGAAAAACTAATTCTTCTTAATTTTCGTTTTAATAGATTTGGTCACTATCGAAACTCTAAGCCATGTTCAGTGTGTGCCAAGTGGTGCAACGAAGCTTTTCATAAAATTTATTACACCAATGATGATGGTGTACATAGCCTCTAAATACCATGAGGATTGATAATGCCTAAAAAAGCTTGTTGTTGTGGTGGCAACTGGATTGCAGTTCCATGTAGATATTATGGTGGTATGGGATTTGTTGGATACCATTATACTGGAGCCACAGGATTTACTGGATCCGACACATCAGCACAATTAAACAATTTTGTTTCCGGTTTATCAGGTCATCCTGTATATGGCGCATCTGGTTATTATAAAGATGGCCATCCATATTATCAATTACCATATTCAAGTTTTGTATTTGTTGGATATGGAAATCCTCCAATGAAACTTAAAGGTATTACATGTGATAATCAACCAACTGGAGGAATATTTGGTGGATATAATGGTGGATATGGATCGGGTTCTGAATGCGAAAATGATAAACAAAAGTGTTTTGAACTAGAATTAGATACACAACGTCAAATTGTTTATAAAGCATGGGGTGCGGGTGGTGGAGGAGTAAATAATGTTACTCCCGGTGGTAATGGTGCATATGCACAAAAAACAGGAACTTACAACAAAGATTATATTGCTGTTGTTGGGTATGGTGGTATAGGTAGTGATCCTGGTAGATCTTTTACCGGATGGACGGCTGCTGTAGATACAGTACCTGCAGGAGGTGGACAAGGCTATGGGGCATGGGGTGGTGGCGCAGCTTATCTTGCTACAAGTATAGAAGACCCAGAATCTGCATTTCTTATAGCAGGCGGTGGTGGTGGTGCAGGAAGATATTCTGCTAATGGTGGACAAGCCGGAGTTACTCTTGGTGGTATGGGCGGTGGTGATGCAGGTGGTTCGGGAGGAACACAGACTTCCGGAGGTAAAGGTGGAACTGGTGCACAAGATGGTCAAGGATCAAAAGGTGGTCGCGGAGCATTTGATATTTTAAATATTATTGGTGGTGGAGGTGGCGGCGGTGGTGGATTAAGAGGTGGTGGTGGAGGTGGATTTAGTGGATCTGGTGGTGGAGGAGGAAGTAGTACCGTAACAGATAAATCTCGTCCTGCAAATACTTCTGGAACAGCACACATGTGTGATCCAGATTATTGGGTAGTTGATGTTGCTGGACTAGCAGGTTATCAAAATGTTGCCGGTAGTGGTGGATGGATTCCAACAAATATAAATTCAGATGGAACTGGTTTAAGTGGTAAAATTAATTTAAATTTTGCTTCATTGCGTTGTCCATGCAATCAATCATTAAGCAGTATTCCTGAACAAACGTATTATTGTTTAACAAATGCACAAGCAGATTATATTTGTAGTTTAACACAAGATTGTTGTACTGGTAATACACAAGGTATAACAGGCGCAACAGGTGCATCTGGTGGAACTGGTTCAACTGGAAGTACAGGATATAATCCTTGTAACAGTTTAGCTAACTTTAATACAGTTATAGAACGTAGAGGATCTACTGCCGGAACAACTGGAGGAACTGCATCCATACGAGATATAGGTTTAGGTGGTGGATATGGTGGAGGTGGATTAGGAGCATTTACATGTCCAGATAGCACTTTTGGTTTATCAGGTGGTTCAGGTGCAACTGGATTCCAAGAGTTATCTCGTACAGGTGAATTATCAGAAGTTTTATATAAAACTTTTAAGTACAATGGTGAATTATATTATTTGTTATTTCAATGCGGTGCTCCATGTGATCCCGATTATATGTTACCAGAAGATGCAGAAATAACTGAAGTTGCATGTAAACCTTGGGCTAACTGTTGTGAAGGTATATACGCCTTTCCAATATGTGAAATTCCAAATAATAACACACCACAATCATGCTGGGGTTTTGAATATTGTCCTTGCAATAAAACAACTTGCCCCAATTCATTTTATTCTTGTGATGATGTAGATTCTTATCCAGAAATATTTTATACTAGGAAAAATGGATGGTATTATCTGGCGTTTAAAACAAGTTTGTGGGAACCATTTGGTGACAGTATTCAAGAACGTGGAACTATTAATGATGTTATTTTAGAAAATCCTTGCACAGAGTGTTCTGCACCAAATCAAGATTGCAATAATACTGGAAATAGTGGTGGACTAGGATCAAATAATTCTGGTGATACTGAACCAAAAAACTGTTGCACAGAAGTTTCAGAACCATGGAATGGAAAGTCACCATTTAATGCTAATGTTAATTTTAGTATAAATTATACTGGTCAAGGAACATTTTTGTCAGATTGTACTCTTATTACAAACGACTGTAGTTGTTCTTATGACTTTAGAGAAACACCATTTATTGATAGTAGTAGTTTTACAGCAAAATTAAGTTTATCCAATAGTTATTATTACTCTGAAGAACAAACTGTTGGAGGAAATTGTCGCACTCCACAGTGCCCACCTCTTCCAGGATCAGATGTTCCAAATTCATCTAAACCTAGACTATGTGTTTATACATTGTCACCCTTTTCAATATTTTTTAATAATGGTGAACCACAAACTGGACCATATAATCTGCCTAATGTAGGTAGTGCTATATGGGGATCTGGACTGGGACAACAATGTTATGGTAGACAAACAGAATGTGGTATAAAAAATGATGTAGGTTTGCCAGATCTTGAAAGTGATTTAAATCAACCAAATGTTCTTAGAGATGCAGCATATAAAATAATAACTGAGTGTGTTATAGTTGATCCAGAATGTACTGCAGGCACAGGTTCACCTTATCCATTTAACATTTATGCTGAAGGTACATGTGATGGAATTCCTCCAGGACCGCTTGATCTTGGTCCATTAGTTAAAGCCAATGGGTGTAGATTAAGTACATACATTGCTGCATTACAAGCAGCATCAGAAGGTAAATATACAGTAATAGATTTGGGAGCCCCAGACACATACTGGATTGGTGGTCCACGAGATATCATACAAGGTATTCCCGGAGATCGAGTTGATATAGGTGATGCCATTGTAACAGATATACCAAGTGGAGATAAATTAATACGAAGAATAGAATATACTGTATACGTCAATTCTCCAGTATATTCAATATATGTATATGTTGAATCTAAAAGACTTACAAATTGTTGTGATAGTGATATTAGAATGACATGGGGTCACAGTTTATGTGGAAGAAAAACACCACAATATGCAGCTTGTATTCCGAATCCAACTAATTGTCCTGATTTTGATAATAGTTATGTAGTTTCAACTTTTAAAACATTACAACAATGGGAAGCCGATCCACAAACACAAATGATTAATCCAAAATGTTGGAGTGGTGTTGATGGATTTTCGTGTCCAGAAATATGGGATGATTTTGATAATCCACAAATTTGTAATGTAACGTTAATTTAAGGGTGATATATGTCAGATAATTTATTTTTAAAAGATAGATATAAGTGTCCTCCAAATATTTCATATGAAAAAATAAATTGTGAATATTGGAGTGTAAATGTAGAAGAATGTAAAACATTTTGTTCTTTAAAAAACATAAATCCACAATCAGTAAATTGTTTTGTTTGTAAAGAAAGAAAACAATTAAATGTAACTGAACTTACTATTGAACAAACACCCGTTCAAGAGAATAAACCATTCTTAAAAAATGCAATCTCATATACAAAAATAGAGGGATCTCAGTTATTAACTGGTAAAGTATCTGAAGAAGTTTTTGAAAAAAGAAAAGCATTATGTATGGGATGCCCACGAAGAAATAATTTTAAACCAGATTCTGAATCTATTGGTTGGTGTTCTAGTTGTGGTTGTAGTGCAAAGAATCCAAGAGCAGCCCTTTCTCACAAATTATGGATGCCAGATCTTGTATGTCCTTTAAATAAATTTCCTAAAGAGGCTGGTGAAGGCTTTAATACAGCAGATGCAATAGATTCTGTAAAAGGAATTATTCAATCTGTTGGGGATCTTTTTAAGAAAAAAGAATCAGATGAAGAAATCAATACAGACCAGAAAGAATAAATAGTATACTATGTCATGCATTAAAATAATCTTAAATTTTCAAAATGAATTACGCCTCCACCACTGGGGAACTAAATCATATGCCGCACATATAGCACTAGGAGCTGCCTATACAGGTATTGATGCTCTTCTTGATACCTTTGCAGAAACATATATGGGAACTTTTGGTAAAGATGAATTGAAAGATGTTAATGAGTTAACTTTAAATGGACCACATAAAACAACTGCTATGCAAGTATTAAGTTCATTTGAAGAATATTTAACTCAAGAATTACCAAAAGAAATTGGTGGAGATCAAACTGCCTTGTTAAATATACGGGATGAGATGCTCGGTTTGGTACAACAAACCAAGTACTTACTAACCTTGTCCTAGGAGTTAATATGAAAATTTCAGAACTAGTATACGAAGTCCGAAAACTAGCACGCAAAGAAGAAGATCCTATCAACAAGGATCTTTTTTATCAATGTGCTAAATCATTAGAAATTCTTGGAAATCTTGCAAAGATATCCGATCTTGCAGTTGCAGAACACAATGCTGCAGACGAACCGTCTGTTGATCATGATGATGAACTTAAATGGAATGTAGATGATGTAACTCTATCAATGATGGATGAACACATTGATGATCTAATTCAACATGGGTTTATGGATCCAATTGATCGTTGGCCCTATGGTGAACAACCATTTACCAAGTTTGTTGCAAAATATGCTCAGAGTCATTTCATCAAAGATTCTAAAACAGAATAAATCTTTGATGGAATAGATACATGACTCAGAACAGCCATGTTAGAAGGCATGATGCGTAGAACGCATTTGCTATAATATGGATTTTGTTTGAAAGAATAGAACTTTCGTGATTTTTCCATCATGAAATGGCTATAGATGTATACGTGAGCCCGTTTGGAATACATTTTGGTATCAATTTTTAATTTAAATTCATTAATAATACGTACAGCACGCTTTTCACAGTCTCTTTCCATTGATCGAACAATAAAAAATGCTCTTTTGACATCTTTTGGAGCATAATTTTTACCTTTTAACCATCCATCTACAATATTTGAGGCTTTATATGACTTTTCATATACTTTACTGCTATTAATATACTGTAAAAAATGACAATATTCATGAACTAGAACATGTAAAAATTCATTACAGTGTCTGGCTACCCGAATTGCCTTTCCAGACTCGTCAAAGCATCCAGAACAGCGAAAACCGTCTACATTTACAGATTTACCACGTCCAAGTATAAGTTTCATACCATATTGGGCAAGATGTTTGCGTACAAATTTTATAAACTGATGACTCTTCTGTTCCATAAAGCCTCCTTCAGTCAGAATTATTTAGGGAATTACTTGACAGATCAGATATATGGTGTATTATGTAGTAACTTCTTATAAGAAAGGAAAGTGTTATGGAAATTACTAATGTTGATCGTCCGACTATGATTCAAAAGGTGTTTGATTATATGCGCAGTGGTTCCCCACTGACTGCTGGAGAGGCTCGTAAGCGTTTCCGTGTTACAAACATGCGTGCAACTATGAGTGATCTTCGTGAGGCCTTTGATCGTTTTGATTTGAACTATACTGTAGTTCGCGAAACAAAGAATGGTCGTTCGTATTACCGGGTAACCCGTAATCGATCTCGTTAATACAAATTGTAATTAACGACATATAAACCTCCCAGAAATGGGAGGTTTATTTTTTTATATATTGATAACCATGGTCAACGTTTGTGGACCAACTAATCTACAATACAGTGTCCGAGGAACATCAGTTGCGCTTACAACCAAAACATATGCTTGACCGTATCCTGGTTGACCAGAAAAATAAATGTTATTTGACAAAGGTAAAGTAAATTGTGAATCTGCAAATACTTCAAACGCCCATCCTTGCAAAGATGCATGACTTAAATCTATTTTTAAACCAACATTAACAGAAAATGTAAGTCTAGCAGCACTTTGTGCACTTCCAGATAAAGTTCTTTGTGTAAACACACCATATGTGTATGTTGGTAATACCGTAGATGCTACGTTTGTTATTATCTGACTAATAAACAAAAATAAATTATTATCAAATACTAGATTTGATTGAGCACTATCTGCTGAAAGTGACTGACTGTAGATACTGTTTGGGCATGTTTCGCATTGTACCCAGTATCCAGTATATGTTGCACCTAATGTTTGTTTTCTTAAATAAGTTTGATAAAAATTTTGATTTTCATAACAATCAATTATTTGATTGTTTGAATTGTGTATTCGGTAGATTCCGTTAATATTTTCTGGTTCTTGTATTTGTTCTACAAAGGATCTTCCACGAATATACATCTTTACTTCAGTAGATGAAGATACTAAAGATTGATTTGTAACTCCAGTTGTAAAGTATAATACTTCTTGATTATCTTTTAATGTAGCCACACTGTCAATTTGTATGCGACCAGTATTAGTACTAGTTGCACCAGATATATCAATATATTCTTGAAAACCTAAAGCATTTCCAAGAAATCCCATTTTTTTAAATGTTAAAGATGATGTTGCTGGTATAGTATTAATAATAAAATTATTAGATGTTGAACCACTAGTAGTAAAAGTATACTGTATAGGTTTAATAAAATTTTCTTTATTATAAAAATTATATCCAGATGTATAAGTTAAACCAGAAGCAACATTTGCTACAATTATTTTACCTTCATTTAATGTACTGTTAAAGTTACAAGTACCACCTAAAGTAGTTCTAGTATCTGTTAACGCATCATAATATTCTGTTGGTGAAACATAAAATGTTCCTCCTGCAGACAATCCACCAAATGTTCTTTTTAAATATATTCTATCTGAAGTATCAAATGATTGAGAATAATCAATATAACAAGTTGTTCCTTGTATTGAAATATTTGGTGAAGATAACAACCACCCTTTAGACCAAATTGGGTCATAGGTATTACCTTGTATTATAAGACCATAATTTTTATATGATCTTACTGTATTTAATGTAAATGGTGATGATGGATATACGGGCATATTATGATGCCATATAAGTTATAGTTTGAGTTCCACTGGCAGCAACAACCCATAATTTATTTGTATTTACTAAAGACAGGAAAGTTTCATCACCTGGATCTAAGGCGTAGCCAGTAGAAGAACCTGTAAATGCTCCAGTATTTCCAATATAGATAAAATCTGTATTAGTAGATAGTGCTTTGATGTTTATACCATTTTGACATGTAAACCCACCACTATCAACCTGAGTAACACTAGAGAATGTTGAAGAGGCTCTACCAGTCTTGAATGATGAAGGTCTTGCTGCACCGATTGCACTTAAATTGCTATTTAAAGATACTACTTGTGTGTAAATAGCAGTCATACCAGATAAAATATCAGCATCATCTATTGTTACTGTATTTTGTATTTGTACTGGAACATTCGTTCCACCTGACATGCCTTGGATTCTTAATCCATTACCAGCAGAATCATTAGTTACACCTACAGTTGCAGCAATGTTTGCAGTAATTGTAATTCCACTAAAACTTACTTGCATTGGATTTGCAGTAGTTCCAATAGCAACGCCACTGGCATTAACCATATTAGAATAAATCCAAGTATTTCCACTTGGACCAAATACAGAAACAGTATCTGTCAATTTATTTAAATATCGTCCACCGGTAACTTCTACACGACATCCTGGTGGTGTATAAACTGGTACAGGAGAAGCAGTAAGACCAGTTACAACTACACTACCGGAAACAGGGACTGCAGTTCCGCTAGGAGTACCTTGAATTGTAACTGTACCTGTAATTCCAGCTATCGTTGCAGTTAGTCCATTGGTAACTGTTACAGGAAAAGGATTAGATGCACTTACAGCATCAAATGCACCAGACGCACCAAATACAGCCTTATAATATTGTACATAATACGTATAACTACCACCTACATCATAAATTGGATCTGCACCAATAAATGCGGTGGCTCCAGTGTTTAATCCTAAGTAATTGCTTCCGAAATAAGGTGATAGGCTCATCTGTTATCCTTTAAAGATTGTTTATCATCAATATTTATACTCTTTAATTTATTGGATTTCCTGTAAATTCGGTATATACTGTATATTATGTACATAGATGATACAGCTAAAGAAAAATTTTCAAATAAAGTTCTCTACTTAGTTAAAAAAACAAAATTGTCTTTTATGGATTGTGTTTTGTCTGCAGGTGACGAAATGGGTTTAGACCCATCGGCTACCGGTAAACTTTTAACAAAACCCATAATTGAAAAAATTCAACAAGAAGCACAAAATCTTCACTTGTTGAAAAAAGGAAAAAACAAACAACTTCCGGTTGACTAACAAGAAATAGGTTATATACTAATAACAACTATTAGGCCAAGGTAGTTCCTTGGGGAAAGATTTATTATGGCAGGTTTTTCAGATTTTAAGAAGAAGAGTAAGAACTCAGTCGCATCTCTAACGGAACGTCTTGATAAGATGTCTTCAAAGGACAGCTACAAGGATGATCGGCTGTGGAAGCCGGGTATTGACAAGGCTGGCAACGGCTATGCAGTAATTCGGTTTCTCCCAGAAGTTGAGGGAGATGACACACCATTTGTAGCAGTTTATAGTCACGCATTTAAAGGTAAGGGTGGGTGGCTGTTTGAAAACTGCCTTACAACTCTAGGGGAGAAGTGCCCAATCTGTCAGGCAAACACAGAACTGTGGAATAGTGGTATTGAAGATGATAAGAATATTGCACGCACTCGTAAGCGCAAGTTGACTTATATCTCTAATATTCTTGTTATTGAAGATCCAGCAAATCCAGAAAACAAGGGAAAGAACTTCCTTTATCAATATGGTACAAAGATCTTTCAAAAGATTCAGAGTCTTGCTCACCCAGAGTATAAGGATGAAGTTGCAGTTGATCCATTTAACTTCTGGACTGGTGCAGACTTTAAGATCAAGATTCGTAATGTTGGTGGTTACGTAAACTATGATCGTTCAGAGTTTGCTGCTCCAGTACCACTTCTTGGTGGTGATGACAAGAAGCTAGAAGAGCTTTGGAAGAAGCAGTATTCTCTTAAGGAGTTTACTGACAAGAGTCAGTTTAAGAGTTATGAAGAACTTCAGGCTCGTCTAAAGAAGGCTACTGGAGATGATATTCGTGCTCAGTTTACCGAGTCCAATAGCATCGAAGATGATGTTAAGGATACACTTGCTGAACATGATGTTGAAGAAAAAGACCCGCTGAAGTACTTCTCCGAAATGGAGAATGACTGAAAAAAGCCCCGCAAGGGGCTTTTTTTATGCCCAACGAGGATATTCAGAAAATTTAGAACGTCTTTCTTCAAAAATTAAATTAGTTTGTTCTAATATTGGTTTTTCTTCAAAGTTGTTTACTGCTTTTGGAAAAGGAATCCATTTAGACTGTTGCTCATTGCCAAGTTCCTGTATTCCTTTTTGCATACCATCAACTGTTTCCTTTAACGCTTTATATTGTTCTTCTGGATCAAATTTAATAGTTAAATCCATAGCAACTTTTGATGCTTCTGCGGTCGTGGCATTACTAACATCCACATTGGCTGGAGTATATGACATTGAATCAGGAAGTCGAATAGCATCTGGATTACTTTGTATCTCTTGCATCTGCTCAGAAGAAGACATAATAGAATTGCTAAATGCTTGTTGTTCAGCAGATATATCTAATACAAAATCATTTGGATTGTCTATCATATATTAAAAACCTTGAATTTTATTATTTGTTTCTTTGTATTTTTTTTGTTCTTGGTAATCTATTAGCAGCGATACATATATTTCACGTTCCCACCAAAGCATATTATCTAAATCATACAGGTTCCAATTAAAATTATTTATTAAGGTAAAGTTTGTTGTAAAATAATCTTTTAAATCAAAAAACTTTACCGAAAGATAAAAAAATTTAAAAACCCGCTGACCTCCTTTGGACCTTCTTTTGTTTCCAATATAGCATAAAGTTCTGGTTGATTTGATAAAAAGTTTTCAAATTTACCAAGCATAGACATTGGAAGATTATCTAATATATCTTTTAAATCTTTTGGAAGAAATTTGTTTGGATAATATATTTCGTTTTTTACAACAATCTTTTTAATACAACTTTTTATTAAGTCTTCTTTTTCTAAAGAGTTTAGTTTAATTAAATTATTGATTGTTGGTGTTTCTAATACTAAATTTATTTCAGGTGAAATGTTTATAGTTTCTGTTACTATCTCATTTTTATGTTTAATATCAAAAATATACAGTTGAAGTTTTTCTTCGTTTCGTATTAGGTTTAATCGTTCATCAACACTTTTTGATCTTATTTGTAAAAATAGATATTCAGCATCTGCAAGACATAAATCTAATACATTCACACCATGTGTATTTGTTTTTAAAATTTCAACTAATGCTATTAAAGATAATTTTTTATTTTCTTCTTGAAGAATTATTGATATATTTTTTGCATCTTTAACTCTAAACGGTGTAAATGTAACCTTTTCTTTACTAAAAGGAAGTTCAGCCTCATAACGAGGCATTAATTGTTCTATTGATTGTAAAATATTTGGATCCATAATTAATACTTATTTAAATTGTTGGGATAACTGGTAACACAAAATTAAAATCTCTAAACATCATTAAAACACTGTACACAGAATAAAGATCGTTTTTTAACATACTTAATTCCATAGGAAGACATTCTACGGGATATACTTCATAAAATTCATAGGTAGCATTTATATTTCCGTTTGGATCTAAAAAATTTATATTCATTTGAGTATTATAAATGATATCATCATAATATGATAATTGAAATGGTTTAGTATAATCACCTTTTTGTCTACCACCAGCATAAATTGCATTAAACCATTCATTAAAAAAATATGTTATTTGGTGATCATTTGTTATTGGAAAATTTAGCATAACGCCTTCTGGAAATTTTTGTGATCTTGGCACAGTACGTCCAAGACCATATCCAGCAAGATTGTCAGCAACACCATCGATAGCTCTTCCAGATATTGCTACAGATAAAGGATTGAAATCAAAGTTTTGAATTTGAGGTATTTTTTCTGGTAGATTTAAAAAAGACATAGAAAATCTATTATTTCTTTGTAAACCCCTATGTCTTGAAAAGAAATCTTTAATACCTATAATTGAATTATTTGAATTATTTGTGTTTGCCATTACTGAATAGTTCTTTTTCTGTAAAAATTTTAAACTGTATTTTGTTTGTCTCGCAATACTTTTTTGCAGCTTCCCATTTTGCGCTGTTTATACTCCAAATAATTTGTTCTTTTTTAGATGCATTTTCTTTTAAATAGGTTTGTTTTTTTGGTTTAACTTCCACCATCCATGTTTGTATCCCGTTTGTATTTTTAAATTGAATTAAAAAATCAGGAAAATAATTGTGAATTTTTTTATCTACCGGGCTAAAATATGGAATGGCAATTTCTTCAGAAGCCCATTTTAAAATATTTGGGTGTTCGTCACAAAAATTACATACATTTCGCTCCCAAAGAGATCTACAAACGATCTTTGATGCGTCTCCTGCATACTTTTTAGGATTCTTTGGATTAAAGATTGTTTTGTACGCCATCCTAATATTTAGAGAATATATCTAAATATTTTATATGGGTTTCTATCAATATCCTTCTAGCAGTGGGTCAAATTCAGCAGCTGAACAACCTCTTTGGTTAAATTTTTATAGTGCACCATATTCTTTGGTAAACTATGAACGAACCAGAGGTGGTGTTATTCAACGTAATCAACAGCATATAATGCTTCCGATGCCAAAGGAACCAGGCTTCCAAGTTGCACATGAATACGGTGAAAGTAACAATAATCCAGTGGGACCCGTCCTGACGGCAGCAGGCATTGCTAACGCAGGCGGTGGTGTCAAAGGCACAATCAATGTGTTGAAGCGCATGTTGCAGCCAGCTACATTTTACTGGGAAAGAATGTTTGCCACCTCTACTTTTAGAAGATTTAGTAATATTGCTGAATATACTATGGTATCTGAAGGTAGAAAAAAATACTTTTTTCAATATGTACTGGTTCCAAAAAATGAAAAAGAAAGTATAGAAATTGAAAATATTGTAGGAACCTTTAGAAAGTGTTCATATCCTACGGTAGTAGAAGGTTTGCCTGAAAGATCATATCCTCAAAATTTATGGGTTTTACAAGTATCTCCCGGAAATCAAATACCTTTAAATGTAGGTGGTAATTCAAATGGTCCTTTATCAGCAAATTGGATGGGTGAGCCTTTAGTCTGTGTTCTTGAAACTATTAAAGTTGAAAAAAATGATGCATCTGATCCAATTGTAAGATACTTACCAAATGGTGGATCTAGTATTACATTGCTTGGATTACTATTCACAGAGTTTGAAACCGGAACATATGATCCGACTATGAATACTGTATTGTCTAAATCAGAAGTATCTACGGTATATTCACAGGGTGGAAATGATTTCTTCCTTTCATCTCCCGGTCCAGACCCAAGGAGTAGATAATGAAATTTTTTAATAACTTACCAAAAACAACATTTACCACTTCAATCGGTGATTTTGTAATTTCTGATTTTTTTACTTATCTTGATATTACCAAAAAACAATTAGATACAAATACTATTTCAGTAGATGATAAAACTACGTTAATTGAAGCGTCTTATCAGACATATATTGATACTAATAATTTTTGGACTTTTTTAAGTGCTAATAAAACAATAAATCCTTTTGATTTATTAACACTAAATCCATTTTTGTTTTCTAAAAACAATGCTGATAAAATTAATTTAATATTATTACCCTCACCTGGAGCAGTAACTGGAGGAACAGCATTTCCAATTGGAAGTATAATTGTTCCTGTAACTGGTAATACTGGTGGATCATATACATTTGGTTATACTGGAAATTTTAATATTCAGGGGCAGTTTGCGTTAATTGAAAGCACATCATATTATGATGGAAATATGATTATTGGAACACAATATGGTGGAACAGGACCATTTATAAATGTTACTGGTACTGCCGAAAATGTAACAGTATTGAAAAAAAATGATGATGAAACATTTACATGGGCAGGAACTTATTATACTGGAAACAAAAAATTATATTCAAATAAAGTACTTTCACAGGTATTAGAATATGATGCAAAAATAATAGATAAAGAAAGCACGGCATCCAATCCCACATTAGATACATATTTGCCAGCATCTACACCATTATTAGGTATTACTTCTCCTGTATTATACACAGCCTTGCAAACTGTAAAAAATAACTCTAAACAAATTCAAGTTTTTATTCCTTCTCAGTTGGGAGTGCTTCAGTCTTCATTTGTGACGGCTAAGTATAGTTGATATGGCAAATACTAAGAATTTTAATCCGGCATATTCTAGTGTAAAATCTTTATTTTTACAATCACCCGCAACATCAACTAATTTTGCTATTGATATAGTAAAACAAAACACAGAATGTCGTTTTGAAAAAGTTGAAATGGTAGAAAATGTAACAGATACCTTACCAGCAGGTACTCTTGTTGTAACGGACTTAAATGATATTGTATCATTTATACAAAAAAATGATATACAAAATATTATTCTTCAATTTTTTAATGGAAATAGTTATACTTTTCCTATAACAAGTGTTTCTTATATTAATAATGCGGCGTCAGATAGCGAAATAACTTTAGTTGCAATTAATTTTACTAATCAGCATTATACCTTTTTATCTAAAAATTCTGTAAATAATTTATTAGGAATTAAAAAACCAACTGTTTTTGGTATAAATGAATTAATAGTTAAATTAAGAACTGTGTGTAATGCTCCAACTTATGGATATAATGATTTTGCATCAAATTTTTTCTTATATCGTCCTTTAATTCCATATAATAGTGGTGAAGAAGCAATACCAGATAATGTTATTGAATTTATGCAGTATTTGTGCAATGGTGCAGTAAATAATAAGGGAGATGCAAATTTTGCATTTTGGACTTCTTTTGATGGGGCAATGAATTTTAAATCTTTTGAACGTAACTTAGCTGATGATATTTCTGCTGCAACTGTAATAGATGAAGTGAGAAGTGTGGCAGTTTTTGATGGTGATCAAGTTACAAGAAATATTGATGGTAGATATTATAGAAAAGCATACTTTGCTGCTACTAATCCAGCATATCAATGGATTTCTAAAAATTATTATTACATAAGAAAAACTCCAAAGTATTTGGATACAAATACAGTAGAAGTAAATTTAGGTCTTACTGGAGATGCTTTATCAGATGCTATTATTGAATCAGAACGTAATACTACAAAAAATTTAACTTTTCATTTTCAAGATGATGGACAAAAATATAATATTGATGTAGTAAGTATATATGGACGTGGAACAACTGCCCCTAAAGGTGGAGATAATATCTTTATTGATCATCCTTGGGGATATTTTGATGGTCAATTACCTACAAATGATAAATCAATATCAAATTTGTTAGGAAATCAATATGGTACTGAGAAGAGCTATTATAATATGGTATTGATGGGTGAGAGTGGCTACATGCCATATCTGGATAGTCCAGATATGTGGAAAAACATGTTTGATATGACTCCGATACATCCCCACTATCCAGATGATAAAGATCTTCCTGCTACAAGCACTTCTCTTGGAATAAATGGAATAGATACGTATTTACAAAAAGTTATTGACATTCGTTATGATGTATTTCAATCTACCCTAACAGGAGCATCTGAAGACAGATTAAAAAAATTAAGAGAAATAGAAGCTCAAAATTTTGTAATGTATTCTTTATGTTGTATGGGCAAACAACCAGAACAAGATTTTTTTGCTTTATTACAACGTTATGAACCAGATAGCGTTTCTGGAATAAGTGGATCTGTACCAGGAAATGCAAAAAAATACAGATATAAATGGAATAAACTTAAATTTAATGCCATATATGGAGCATGTGGTCCAGCTGGAATGTCTGGTTCTTCTGGAGGATCAGGTGGATCATCAGGTGCAGCGTCATATTATTTTCATCAATTAGAAAATTGGAGTTTAGATTCAGTTGCATCTAGTGCAACACAAGATGATACATGGGCAATAAATGTAAATGAACGCGGTTTAACATCATCCTATCTTCCACCTGGTTGGAGTCCTTCTAATATTCCATCTGGATTTCAATATAGAGCAATAGGAACTAATGGAAGTGCTACTCCACCAGATTCTGCTGACATATTTCATATTGTAAAAATGTATCAGATTCCATTAACTACATTATTATCAGAAAGTGGCAATCAAGTTTATCCAGAATATCAAAATAAATTTTTAAGTTATTTCTGGGCAGAAAATGTTGTAGATGGTAGCTGTCAAACTACATCAACTACAGTTAATGGTAATAATCAATAAAAATAGGATTAATTTATGTCAGGACAAATATTAACATATGGATCAAATCATCCACAAACTGCATTATATTCTGTAACGAGTAAAGATTCTTATCAGTGTGCCAATTCTTCCATTACCAGAGGAGTTACCAATGCACCATCTAGTTTAGATGATTGTTTTACACGATTTCCTGGAGTTCAAGAAATTGCTACTGCTATAGGATTTTATACTGGAACTTCAACGAGTTCAGGTAGCAGCGGTAGCAGTGGTAGTTCTGGAGGTACTGCTAGTAGTTATACTTTATGGACAGGAGCCGGGGTTCCGACTATTAATCTATTAAATACTTTTACGCCTGTAGATCTTTTATTAAATGATCCACCAGAAGAATGTAATCAAGTAGCTGCTAGTTCTTCTTTGGGACTAGATTGGCTTGGATGTCTTTGGGGAACTCCAGATGCTCCATACAGTTGTACCTGTCCGGAATTAGCACCAAGATATGAAGCATATATTAAACACAGATTAAATGTTGCTTCTTTTTGGAATACTCCAGTAGAAACTCCAGTTAAACGTGCAGAATTTGTTGATGCTTTACAATACGGAAGAAAAGTAAATGTTACTGTAGCTGGAGATTTTAATTTAAAAGTTGGTCAAGTTATGCTTGTTCGTTTAAACGGAATAAGTGGATATCCCTATTCAAAAGAAAATTCTGTATTAAATGGTTTATATTACGTTATGGGAATCAAACATGTGTTTACAAATTCTGGAACGCATGAAACTGCATTATCATTATCTAATATAGCTCCAGACTATAGTGGTTCTGATGATGGTGGTCCATATTATCCATGATCTAAATATTCTGATGGCTAAAAAAGATTTTTCAATATTATTAGAAAAAATCAATGTATCTGGACCAAAAAAAGATATTGGTACAGTAAGTGGTTTTAATGCCTATGCACAGTACATAGAAGTTGTATTAAAAACACAAAAAGGTGAACTACTATCAAGTATGAATCTTGGGTCTAATTATTTTGATTATATTTTTAATGGTCAAGCTAACCTTCCAGCCCTACAAGC